ACTGCCGAGCAGTTCCGCCAAGACCGGCAGGAGCAGAAGCAGAAGCAGTTCATGAATGACTTGTACAGCAGGGCGAACGTGCAGGCCGGGGCCTCGCAAGACGAGCTGATGCTTGGGCTGATTAACTCCAGCCGGGGTGGCGCGGCAGTCAGCCGAGAGAATATCGCCAATCTCCCTGAGTCGATGCGGGACGCCATGTCGCTCTACTCGGATTTGGCGGTAAATCTGCAAGGCTCCGGCAACAACCCCCTGCGACAGGAATATGCCGGCGCTCTCCAACAGTTCAAGGACCGGCTGTCGGAGCGTACGCAGGCGGCCCGTTCCCTACAGAGCGAGTACGGCATGTCTCCGGAGGATGCCGCCGCCTGGGTGGACCGGGAAATGCCGCTGCCCACCTCTGAGCAAGTCTATGGCGGCCTGCGTCAGCGGTCGGACGAGGCCAAGGCGAAGGAGCGTCAGGCATCGCTGGACAGGCGGGCCAGGCAGGAGATGGAGGCCGCCAAGCCCAAGGCTCCGTCAGCCACCGACCAGTGGAATGCTATTCAGCGGCGTGGCGGCGGCGCTCGCCTGACGCCGGAAACGCAACGGGTGTACCAGGCCATGGTGGACGAGCAGTGGAAGTCCCGTGGCCGAGACGACTCATGGGCGGCGAGCGGAAGCCCGCTGGCGAACATGGCCCGCGCCGGCAACGCCAAGACCGGCCAGGGAATCACTGGCATGGAGCCCCGGAAGCGGTAGCACTAACCGGCGGATTGGTGTATACTTGTCCACTCTGTCTTCCCTCCCCCCAGGACGACCACAGTGCAACAGAAGTTCAACGTCGGCATTGTTACGTTTAGCTACGGCGGCAACGGCGGCATCTCCTCTGAGGTGCCGGACATCCGGGAGTGGATGACTCCCCTTGTCGTTGATCTCTCCCGGGATCCGCGGGTGGAAAACATCCGCATCTGGAACCTGGCCGACACACCGATCACCATGACCAGAAACCGGGCTGTCCTCCAGGCCCGGCAGCACGGCGTGGATGTTTTGGTGATGGTCGATTCGGACATGAAGCCGGACCTGAACAACGGCCAGCCGGACGCCAAGCCCTTCTTCCAGTCGTCGTTTGACTTCCTGGTCAACCACTATCCCAAGGGTCCGTGTGTGATCGGGGCTCCGTACTGCGGCCCTCCTCCCGTGGAGTGCGTGTACGTGTTTCGCTGGAACAACCTGGCCAGCGAGAACCCCAACCCAGACTTCCAGTTGGAGATGTACGACCGCCACACGGCGATCAAGCTGGCTGGCATCCAGGAATGCGCCGCCTTGCCGACTGGGCTGATCATGTACGACATGCGGGCCTTTGCCCTGACTGAGCCGAAGACGACGGAAGACAAGCCCTGGTTTTACTACGAGTGGAAGGACCACTTCTGCGCTGACAAGGCAAGCACTGAAGACGTAACCATGACCAGGGACTTGTCCATGATCGGCACGCAGAGGCTGGGCTACAACCCGGTCTACTGCAACTGGGATGCTTGGGCTGGTCATTGGAAGCCCAAGTGCGTCGGCAAGCCCCAGGTCATTACGGCCGAGGGCGTGTCTAAGAAGATGAAGGACTGCTGGGAAGCCAACGTCCAGGGCGGCGTGAAGCTGGTGGACTTTCAGTCTCCGGTGGCGATTCGGATCCCGGAGAAGCGTGTGTTCGATGGCATGGGAATGGACCTGCCCGAGAAGGATGGCGCAGCCCTGGAAGAGTTGGTGAAGGATTTCACCACTAAGCACGGCCGCCCGCCGCATGTCTGCGAAGTTGGGTCTTGGGCTGGTCGTAGTGCGATCATCATGGCCCAGGCCGGCGCCAAGGTGACCTGCATCGATACGTGGGAGGGCTCCAAGAACGACGACGGCTGCAAGGCGTACGACGGTTCCAGGGGGAAGCCCTTGGAGGTGTTCCTTCGCAACACGGCTGGTTACTCAATCGACCATGTGGTCGGCCGATCTCCGGACATTGCTGCCACGTTCCCGGACGGCAAGTTCGACATCGTCTACTTGGACGCCGAGCATGACCGGGAGTCGGTGTCGGCGGATATCCGTGCGTGGCGGAGCAAGGCTCGGTACTTCCTGGCTGGGCATGACTACCATTCATTTCCTGGGGTGCAGCAAGCGGTGCAGGACAGCGGGCTCAAGCCTGCGGTGGCAGGGAACGTCTGGGTGGCGAGTGCCGGAAGCTGAGAAAGTCTGCATAGCGTGCGGCCTAGCGTGGCCCGCGACCACTGCCTACTACCACAAGTCCAAGGATGGATTCCACGCCCGGTGCCGGAAGTGCCGGAACAAGAAGATCCGCACTGACCGCAAGGGCAAGCGGAACAGCAAGCTGGAAGAGATCGAAAAGGGGGCCGTCAAAAACTTTGTGGCGGCGGCCCGCGTGGGCGGAGCGAACATCCCCCACTCCTCGGAACTCCTGGAAGTACTCATGGAGTATTTCGGGGGCGTCCGGGGGTTCGCCAATCTGTACATGAAGCAGTTCTACGATGCGCCTGTAGGTGGTGCTTTCAGGACGAAGATGCTGGACAGCGTGGTCCGGCTGGTGACTACCAACACCGCCATGGGCGGAGCCAAGAAGCCCTTGGAGCTGATGACTGAGGAAGAGCTGGAAGCCGAGCTTCGGCGGCAGGTGATCGAAGCAGCGATGACGATGAAACACTTTGAGGTGGTGGATGAAGTGCGAGGATTGCCGCTGGTGGAACACGCAGGGGCCGAAGATGTGGGGGGAGTGTCGTCGTTTCCCACCGTCGATGGTGATCAACAAGGAGGCTCAGTTCCCGAAAACCTTGTCGCACACCCACTGCGGCGAGTGGAGCCCAAGGAATGAAGAAACACCCCCGCCAAATTCCGCCGCCACCGACTCCTGAAGGTCCGCTGGGGAACGTCACCCAGCATCAGCTAGGGCAGCTCAAGGATGTCCAGACCGCCCTCACGGAGCGGCGGCTAGAGTCGCTCCGGCTATATGAGCCCATGCCGCACCAGGATGAGTTCCACAAGTGCCTGGCCTCGGAGCGGATTGTTCTGGGTGGTAACCGAGGCGGGAAAACTCTGGCCGTGGCGGTGGAAGCGGCTCGCGCAGCTACAGGCCAAGATCCCTACGGCAAGTACCCCAAAGAAGGTGGCAACCTCGCAATCATCGGCCGGAACTGGCCCCACATCGGCTTGGTAATTTATCCGATTCTCCTCAAAGCCGGGGCGTTTCGGATCATCAAAGATGAGAAAACGGGCCAGTGGAGATCCATCCGCCCGGGTGATGACAAGAGCAAGAGCAAGCCCGCTCCCCCGCTGATCCCGCCGCGGCTGGTGAAGGATGTCTCCTGGGTGCTGAAGAACGCCGGCTACCTCAACAAGCTGGAGCTGACTAACGGCTGGACGATCTGGTGCTTTTCATCGGAGGGAGAGCCCCCCCAAGGCTACCAGGCCGACCTAATTTGGATTGACGAGGACGTTACAAACGAAGCGTTCGTCGGTGAATCTCAGGCGCGCTTGGCAGATCGCAAAGGTCGCTTCGTCTGGTCTGCCATGCCCTGGTCCAGGAACGATGCGCTCCTTGGTCTGTGCGAACGTGCCGACCGAGCGGTGGAGGAAGGGCAAGAGAATCCGATCATCAAGAAGTTTACGTTCAGATTTTTGGACAACAACTTTATTGATTCTGAGGAAAAGCGAAAGAACATCGAACGCTGGTCCGCTCTGGGCGCCGACGAAGTCCGGATGCGTGCCGAGGGTGAGTTCACCACCGAATCCACGCTCATGTACCCGACGTTCAACCGCAGCGTGCATATCCTGCCGCGGGCGGAGTTGAAGGACGGGGTCATTCCGCCTGACTGGACCCGGTATGTGGCGATTGACCCTGGCCATGCGGTGATGGCAACGCTATTCGCCGCAGTCCCGCCCCATGAGCGATTCCTGGTTGTGTATGACGAACTGTACATCCGGAACTGCAACGCGCTGATCTGGGGCGAGCAGTTTGGGGTGAAGGTTCTGAGTCAGCACATTCACGCGGCGATCATGGACATGCACGGTGGTTTGCTCCGTGATCTTGGTTCAGGAAGATTGCCGCATGAGCTGTACTCCGAAGAGCTGAAGAAGCGGAAGATTCGCTTCACCATCGGCGGGCACGGGTTTATCCCGGGCTCCGACGACATCCCGGCCAGAACGTCCATCGTTCGTCAACTGCTCCATATCCAGGGCGACGGGACGACCCGGCTCAAGATCCTGGAGGGTTCCTGCCCCAACCTGATTCGGGAACTGAAGCGGTATCGCAAGAAGACGACGACGGTTAACGGGCAGGTCTTTGTGACCGACCAGCCCCAGACCAGGGGAGAGGTTCACGCCTGTCAATCGCTTGAGTACCTCTGCGCCTACGAACCCAAATACCACGCACCCCCACGGACTTACGGTCCCGATCCATGGTGGGTGAAGTGGCTGTCGGAGCGCAAGCGCCGCCAGCGGGAGTCCACCGACCCCCACGTAATCCTCGGGCCCAGCAGGAGATTGCCGTGAGTTCCTTTGACATGCCCAAGGCTGAGTTGGGCGACATTGTGCTGTTCTACGCCCATGAAAACGCCACCCCGGTCCCGGCGATTGTGTCGGTCCTGGCCTCCCGCACCCTCACCCTCTGGGCCATTGCGGGCGAACTGGGCGGCGTGGTGAAGCCCTCGGTCCACCACCTGACCGACCCGGGAGTGAACGAGTTCCCGGATTGGAAGCGGTACGGCTACTGGGAACACAAGCCCAAGGATCCGACGATCTCCATTCTGAGCGAGAAAGTCAGCCTCCTGGACAAGAAGGTGGCCGCCACAGCCCCGAAAAAGGCTTAACCGGACACTAGTCGGTAGGAGAACCAGAATGCCAGAAGTGTCCTTTGACGTTGCCGAGGCCAACCGACTCCACAACGACGAGGGCCTGTCGCTGAATAAGATCGTCCGCATGGACGGCATGCCGAAGAGCGTAAACACCCTGTCGCGGCATCTGCGGCAGGGTGGCTATGCCGTTCGGGACAGACGCCGGGCCATGGACGCCTTGGACGAACAGCAGCTTCGGCATCTGTACATAGGGCTCGGAAAGAGCAGCTACGAGATCGCGGATATGTACGGGGTGACTCGTTCGCCAGTGAGTCGCCGCCTCAGCAAGCTCGGAATTTCTCGCCCGCCAGGCTGGCGTCTGGCGGGCGAGAACAATCCGATCTGGAAGGGCGGAAGGACATCTACTGCGGGCGGGTACATCTATCTGCTTCGCCGCAACCATCCTATGTCTGGGAAAAACGGCTACGTTCTGGAGCATCGCCTGGTAATGGCGGAAAAGCTTGGCCGAATGCTTGGCGATGACGAGCATGTGCATCACATCAACGGCGTTAAGGACGACAATCGGCCAGAGAATCTGGCGGTGGTTTCTGGGTCGGACCACAAGCTACTGCACGTTGATGTGATGCGCGAGTTGCGTTCGCTACGAGAGCGGGTCAGGGAGCTTGAGGGACTGGTGGGCGACGAGAGGCAGGCTGCGGGATGAGCCAGGAAAATCCGATAAAGCCACTGGTGGCGCGCTGGCTGAGCTGTTTGAAGCAGGCGCAGAAGTATAAATCTGCGTTTCAGGCCGATGCAGACGAAGCCATGGGGTTCTTTGCCGGCGACCCCGATTTCATGTGGAAGGACTCCTACTCCCGCGGAGAGCGTGGGTACAACAAGGGCATCGATCCGCCGCCGTTCCGGATGATGGTCAACCGCGTTTGGGAGGCCGTCCGTTTGTTTACGGCAGTCATCCATCACCGCAATCCGACCAGGACGGTGACCCCCAAGGACTACCCGGTCATCGGGCCGCAGCTCTTGGGTATCTTTCCCCAGCCTCCGGTCCCGCAGATGGGGCCTGACGGCCAGCCTGTCATGGGTCCGGATGGCCAGCCGGTGATGATGCCCGACCCGGGGATGATGCAGTACCAGCAGATGTTCCAGCAGCAGCAGATGATGCTGGAGCGGCGGAAGGTCATTGCCAAGCTCCTGGAAGATTATCTCAACTACACCCCCAATGAACTGAACCTCAAGCACCACTCTCGCAAAGTGGTGGAGGAAGCGTTCATCAAAGGCGCGGGAGTGTGGTGGCATGAGCTGTACACCCCTCCCGGCGGGCAGACGCGGATGGCCGGGTCGTTCTACGACACCATCGACAATCTGGTCTGGGATCCGGATGCGGATGAGTTTGAGGACATCCGCTGGGCGGCCAGGCGGAGAATCCAGCCCATCGATGAAGTGGCCGCCAAGTTCGGCTTGTCCCGGGAAGACCTGAAGGGTTCGGTCGAATCCTATTCTCGCCAGGCTGACTCCACCGAGCGTGGCTATCAGCATGAGAAGAAGACCGGCAAGACGAACGACCTGATCGTCTACTGGGAGATTTACTCCAAGACGGGATTCGGAGACAGGCTCAAGGACGCCGACCAAGACTTGCGAGGAAAGTTCGATGCCCTTGGTCCGAATTGCTACATAGTTGTGGCGGAGGGGGTTGATTTTCCACTGAACATCCCTCCGGCTATGTTGCAAGAGGAAGTGGACGAGACGGGGATTCCGCAAGCGCTGTTCATGGCGGCCCAGTGGCCCATCCCCTTCTGGGCAGAGCCAAGCGGGTGGCCGTTCACCCCATTGGCGTGGCATGGCAAGCCAGGATATTCCTGGCCGATCTCCCTGATCCGTCCGGGAATTGGAGAGCTGCGATTCATCAACTGGGCGATGTCGTTCTTGGCGACCCGGATTGCGACCTCCAGCCAGACGCTGATTGGTGTTGCCAAGCATGCCGACCCGGACCTCAAGGCCAAGATCCTGGAGAAGAACGAGGGTGGTTTCAACATCGTTGAAATCAGCGAGTCTGTCGGTCGGTCAGTCAATGATGTGATCTCGGTCTTCCAGATGCCTGGTGTCACCCAGGACATGTACAACATCATCCAGGCCGTGACGGACCTGTTCGACCGCCGCGTCGGTCTGACAGAGTTAATTTACGGTATGACCA